CGCCGATATTCGAGAATTTATCGAAATATTGATACGATGGGGCTCACATACAGATTCGATCCGGAAGTTATTCGAAAAAGTCTATACAGCGAAGGAACCCAAGAGGATTCTTCCGACTGGACAGGACTCGACGATCTACTTCTGGAAGGATAACGGTAGTGTTGCAAGTGCTCAATTGCATTTGACGTCTACACGTTCGCGCACATTGTGCCAGGTGACGAAGTTTTACTTCGTCTGCCCGGAACTCGCAGGTATCCTTAACAGGATACGACAGCTAGTAGACCAATTAGGTCTATTCGCTCTCGCGGGAGCCGCGTGGGATATGATTCCCTTCTCGTTCCTCATCGACTGGGTAGTCGATGTTGGAGCTTGGGTCCATAATAACTTGAGACCCCGGCTGATCCCTGTCGATCTTGTGATATGCGATTGGGCTGAAAGCCTAGTCGACGATGTCACAATTACCGGTAACCTAGTATTCCAAGGAGTTGACCTTACGGACAACACACCTGTGAATGCTAGCGCTCCCATATATGGGAGTTACCGTGCATATGCAAGGAAACGTCAGTTTCCAAGGCACTTGCAAACAAAGACCCCCGATCTATTCGATCCGAATTCCATTCTTACCTTACGGCGCACCTTTTTAGGAGCAGCCTTGGTAGGTTCACGGAATCGTGTAAAAGTGGTAAAGAAACCCACTGATTATCACCATCGCGGAAAGAAGAGATAGGGACTTAAAGCCCTCACTCCGAGGTCATGAAGATGCAGGACAATCCGGCTCTTCGTGTAGTGTCAGTGCAGTTAACAGAGTCCAAACATATGTTGAACGACCCACTATACCTGGTGACAACCACAGACGTGGTGAACAGTATCGCGGCCCCCTACCTTGCGGTTGGGGATCCCGTCGATACTGAACGCTACAATCTGGTGGACTTGACACCTAACGGCTCCAAGCGTATTGCGTCCAATGTGAACGGAGAATCCGGTCTCAAAGGAGTGTTTACGGTTAATCATTCTCTTACCAAAGAGAATGCACCGTACGCTACGGAGCGAACTGTCGTGCGGATCAATCATGAAAAGTTTGATCCTAACGCGAAGTTGGTCACTGCGTCGGCTTATCTCGTATTGGTGCAGCCTGTGGGCACCGCGAGTTTTTCGCCGGGAAGTGCGTTGGCAATTGCCCGTCAGCTAGCTGGCTTCGCCCTTGCGGGCGATGCTGTCTGGACGAGCGGGACGGCCGGCGTACAATCCTCTGACACTGCTTTGGCTCTCGCCCGCCTTGCGGCGGGTGAACCCTAGCAGAAGTAGGACAGTGATCCATGCGACCAGTGTAGTAGTTGTTCTAGTATGTTTGGCCTCATCCTAATCATATGATTAAAGATGAAGGCATTGTTGTATACGCAACCCTGTTAGAGCGATTACTCGCTGATATAGGCGCTTGCTACCCCAACTCGGGGTCTCACGACGACTGGAATTATATTCAGTCTCGCTTTAGGTCGGAAGGGATTTCGTTTTTGACGAAAACCCTTCCATCACTTGGAAAAGCCTTTGATAGGGCTCTCCAGGGGAACATCCAATTCAGTCCATCAGGGTTCGAAAGAATTCCTGGGACGGCACTACCCAAGTTTCTTGGGTGGCTGTTTCGATTGGTGTTCGACGAGTTCGGGAATCTCCTCCCTGCCCCCTGCGAAGGGAGCTCCGGTGAGGTAGATATTGTAGCAATCCGTCACATCCGTCAATTGGTATTCTTCCTTTATAAGTTAGAACTGCCATATGAGGCCAAAGTATCCCAAAAGGTACTTGATTCCTTCGTTGCCATTGAAGAAGAGCTTAAAACGCTCGTCATCGATGACAAGGATGTTGTTGTGCGGAAGGCGAGGCAACTCGTTACTTCTGTTCTATCAGGTCTGTCTCCTAGGGATATTCTTCCTAGGCACGGGCCTGGTTCTGTGTCGACTGGCGAGAGTGTGGGCGAAAAATCCCACTTCTCACGCATCTACCGCGGGCTGGACGCCAAGTACCCCTTCACGGAGTACTTTCAAGCGTCCCTCACCCATACGGCCGATGTACCACCATATCGACAAGAAGAC